TAAAAGTAGCATCAATAACTTATCCATTATTCTTCCTCCCTGTTTGCACATGCGTTGCATGTTTTATCATCCATGTCCATAGCAGTTAGCCATCTACCGCACAATGAACATCTCACTCTTGTTCACCTGTTGCTATCTGCTCTGCTATCTTCATAGTGTTTTCGTTGTGGTCCTGGACAAATTCATCCAGGAGTTCTGCCAACCGCTTCGTGTTTAATGATGTCAGTACAATAGACTTCTCTACCTTCTGACCTCCACATGCGTTAGCTAATTTAATTGCCCATGTCTTAATTGACTTAGGGTCATCAAATATATTAGGCATCTATTTCCTCCTCTACTTTTATCTTCACTGTATAAAACTGGTCAACTGTCCAATGTTCTTCTAAGTCTTGTATAGTTGTAGCTAAAGCATCTTCTACTTCTTCCTTCTCAAATCTACCACTAGACTCAACCCATAAATTATGGCGACTAATTACTTCGGCTTCTGTGCCTATGCAATACTCTCCATCTTCGTAGCTTAAACGATATAGTTTAATCTCCATTACTTCCTCCTTTTATTTACTTGTTTGTTTATTTAGTAGATGCTTCTATCTCAACTAACTTGACCAGAAACATGCTACCAAAGTCTTTGAGTTCTCTAACCTTACACTTTGCATCGTATTCGTTATCAAACTCCCATGTCATCCTGCCACCATACATGCTGACACTTTGTACTTGGTATATCATAGTGTTCTCCTATGTAATCCTTACTTTAATCCTAATCCTCTTTGCTTCTTATGTAAACTATCATCTACATAATTTATAAGGTGGTAGTCCTGCGGTTCTTAGCATAAAGAGATTACAGGACTCCACCACGCACAAAGGAGGATTAAGATTGTTTAGTAATGTTTTGTATTTCAGAATCTTCCAGGTCTATACCAAACTCCTGATAATATCCCTCTTTAAGTTTCTTAATATACTCTTGTTTGTTCTTTGCTTCTATGCCATTACCTGCATGAGTAACAACAATATCACAATAAAAATATGGCATTTATTCCTCCTCTTCTCTTGTATCTTCTATATTAAATTTAATTGTTATGTGTGTATCTTTGTCTTCTACAAATTCCCAATCTGTATGTCCAAACATAACTTCGCAACAACTATCTAACTCTTCTGTATCTACATTAGTAAAAAATCCTGGCATTATGGTTTTTCTCCTGTAATCTGTTCGTAACAAACTTCATCCTGGCATTCAAGTTCTTTATGTTTAATGCAATAATCTTCTGCGATTTCTACATTAAATTTATAATTACCTGCATACTTTAATCCTGCACCTGCTTTGTAGTTCATTCTCTCCACAATGTGCATGGCATCCTGTTCGTTCCTGGCTTCTACTATATTCTCAACTAAATCAACTTCTTGATATACATTGACCTTATATATTTTTGGCATTAGTAAACCTCCTCTTTGTATTTACCTAAAAATACTAATATTTTTAAGTCACTGGACCAATTCCAATCGGCATAAATACCATGCTTATTAAGAACCTTAATGAGTTCTAAATAATTACTGTGGCTTGTTCCTCTATGTTGTAAATAGATATATTCACCACCATGCGATTCTTTGCCATACCAATATAAAGAATCCTTGTTCTCTCTTTGGTTAGCTCTAAATCCATCAAGGTCCTGGACATTGTAAGTAACTGCGTTTTCTCTGCCATCAAATTGTGGACTTCCGAAAATACAACTGCTACAACAGTTGTAACTGGCTTCCTTTGGACTTACTGCGGTCCAGTCAGTAGAAGTATTCAACTCATCAAATGCCTTATCCAGTGCAGTTAATAGGTTCTTCTTCCTTGTGTGCTTTGTAGCATCTATATTATTCTTAACTTTGTCTTTTACATTATTCATTTATTCTCCTTTGTTTGTATGAGTCTAAGACTCCTAGAGGATTCCAGGATGGGCGTTACTTTAATCTTAATCGCAAGGCGAATATAACCCATGCTAAAATCCTCCGAGAGTATTAGTTATATAATACAATGTGCGGATTTGCTCCAGCTATAACATCAACCCCATCAATCTTCGCTCTTCTAAGGAATCCACCCATCTCAAATTCTCCTATTGCACAATTAGAATATAGTTCTCTAATTTTTGCCTGGTGTTTCCTGGTAGTCATAGAATAAAACTCATTACATAAAATTACTTTAGTTTCATTTAAGAATGTGCCATTCTCTACATCTACCACATAAGCGATAGGAGTAGCATAAGATTTAATTAAATCGTATCTAGTTCCCTCTACTCTTTTAAGTGACCCAGTAGAGTTCAGTTTTACAACTGCCTCCACCTCATTAACTTGTGGCTTACTTGTTCTAGGTTCTTTGTATATTGTCTTCATTTATTTATCTCCTTTGTTTGTTTGTACACTCCACATTACTAGCTTGTAGTTTTATGTGTAGCATTTTTATTATGTTCTTTACAGAACTCTAAATATGTAAGGTATTTCATACCTGTCTTCTTGTTTACTCCTAATCCTCTAGCCACTGGCTTGTTGCAGTCAGTTAGACTGCAACGCTCTACATGTGCATCAGGATAATAATTTGGCATGTTGTTACCTCCTTGCTCTATCGTATGCTTCACCTGTGATTAAGTCACCTGGTATATAGCTTACTAAGTTTCTGTTTATCTCCATCCTGGTGAATGGCTTAACAACTTCATAAGTTGTTTGTGTGTACCCAATAACTCCAGGACTGGACTTTGTGCCAGTAGTTCTGTTCTTCTTTACTAAACCTGCCTTAGTCATGCAGTTCATACAGTTAACTCCTCTGTCTTCTGCATCCTTGCTAGGAATAGAACCGCGAAGTTCTCTTCCGCATATTGTCTCCTGGCTAAACCAGTCCTTAACTTTGTCACTAGCTACGAAGTGGTCTTTGCCTGTCCTTGCTGAAAATAATTTCATCTTGTCTCCAATCTTTCATATAGTTCAGAAAACTGAAACTTAGTTATCTTATTTCCAGTACTGCTTACTTGTGGATATACAGAACTTAATGAGTCAATAAATTCATTAGCTGAATCTAATGACTTAAAAGTTTTGTACTCAACAGGTTTAGTTATGTGTCTCCTATTATTTCTAATCTTAACCTGATGCTTGTATATCTTTACTATGTACATTTGTTCTCCTTTGTTTGTATACTCCAGCTTACACTATCCAGGAATTAAACAAGGTATTTCTTTTAATTTATTTCCAGGAGTTTAAACAACGCTTCCCCTCTTTGTATTTGTTTAAATTCTGTACCCATCCTGTAGCAATTTATATACACTATATATGGTATGACTATATATTGTAAGTAGAACAAGACATACTATATGTTGTACCACTATATATAGTAGGTTATTAAAGGGGTAGGGTTTAATGTCGCCCCCTGTGTTGTGTTGTGTGTAACCTAGAAAACAATGCTGTTAAAGGGGTACTAGATGTAGTGGTACAATATCTAGTAGGGTACTATATTAAAGGTAGGTTTACAGTAATAAGGTAATTTATATAAATCAATTTATATAAATAACTATAAGAAGATAGTACAGCTAACCCTGTGTCACTCCCTCCCAAAAACCAGAATGAACTAAAATCAGTAACATTTAACAATGTGAAGTAATAGCCTATCACGCTAGTTACCATGGTCCTGCTAATCCACTTTATTGTTGTTTAGTCAAGAATCCTTTTCTAAAAGCAGGAAGGAATCTTTGCTTGTGTTTTTACTATAACAGGTTTTACTTTTAGTGGTAGTATTTTACTACAGGGTTTTTGTATAGTAGGAGTTTCCTCCTTTCGCCTACGCACAGTCACACAGAAACCCTGTAAATTTCTTTGTATATACTAACAAGATGTTATACTTTATACATAAGTAAGGCATGAAGTCTTTATCCAACCTTCTGGTTGCTAGACATTATTCATAGCCCTCCTTACTTTGTTTGTATAGTACGACCCTCCTGCGAAGGAGGGTTTACTATAATACCAATATGGACATACATGTACAAGATTGTGATAATTGCCTGAATCCATTTTGGGCAGATGAGTTAGTAGATAATTTATGCACTGATTGTCAGACTGACAAAGAGTATGCAGGTAATCCTAACTGGGCAGGAGATGATTAAAAAAAAATTTTTTTGCACTATAGTGCAAAGACATTACTACACTATACCTACCTAGAAAAGTTCTAGGTTGGTTGTATGGGGATATAACCAGTATGTAAAATAAATATCTACATACGAAATTGAAAAAGAAAATGCTTGAAATCATATAGACAAAAGTGTGTTGGTTAAAGTAATTTCATTTTCTTTCATAGAGTAGCGTAGGTGCGAGGACCTTTAACTAAGGAAACAACTGCCTACAATACTCATAACAGTTTGGACACTGTATATAGCAAGACTCCACTTCGGTGGAGTTTTGTGTTATGATGGTAGAAATATATATAGGAGTACAAAATGCCAATGAACAAAAAAGGTAAGAAAAAAAGATATGGTGCTGGAAGAAAAACTAAGAGGTATTAATGTTATCACCTAAGCAAAAGAAGATAGCAAAACAAGCACCACCATTTGACAAAATTACTGGTGCTGATTTTAAAAAATTACGAGATAGTAAAAGAAGACCAAAGAGATAATTATGCCACATAATAAAAGACACATAGGTTCTGCAAATCAAGATGCAACTACTTATGGTATGCCAAGGCGTGAAGCTATAGCAAGAGGTAAGCAACACATGAGTCTTATGAGTAAGTCTATGGAAAAAAACAAACAAGTTAGAAAACAGTTTGAACAAAATCCATCTCTTAAAAATTTAAACAAGTTGCGTAAACAAGGTAAAAAAACTGCTGCTATATCAAAATCAGGTGGCAAGATTGCTAAGAGACTTGCAGAGACAAGACCAAGAAGACTTGGGTCTGAAAAAGGTTATAATTAATTATGGCTACATACCAGGGTAAATCAGTTACACTAAATTCACCTTCTAGGATTAGTAAAGGTGAACCTGGTCATGGTCGTAAAAAATTTAAAGTTTATGTTAAGGATGGCGAAAAAATAAAAAAGGTTATGTTCGGTGACCCTAACATGGAAATAAGAAAAGATAATAAAGAGGCAAGAGCTTCTTTTAGAGCTAGACACAAATGTGATACAGCAACAGATAAAACATCCGCAAGATATTGGTCTTGCAGGATGTGGTGAGGAGATATTATGCCGCATGGTTCAGGTAAAAATAGTTTAGTTGGAAACATACATAGAAGACAACAAGCAGGTACTTCTAGGTCCAAAAAAAATTCAACTATATCTAAAAAAGCATATGCTGAAATGAAGCGTGGTTGGAAGAAAAAAAAGAAGTAAGTTTTGGGATATTGGGGCGTTCCATGCCCAAGATGTAAAAAAATTCTGTCCTTACAATATGGAGAGAATGATGAATACACTAAATTAATTTGTAGAAATAAAGAGTGTAAAAATTATGGCAAATAAAAAAATATGTTATGCAGCAGGTTGTTTAAGACCTTTGCCACCCAAATCAAGTAAGTATTGCAGTAGTCGTTGTAGAAATAGAATTGCACAACAAAAGAAAAGGGCAAAAGCAAAAGGTATTGAGTGGGAACAAAAGGATGATGTAGTTAACATACCTAGTCAAAAAACTGTACAACAAAGAAGAGGTAAAGTTTACACAGACTTAAAAGAATCTGGTTATGGTTTACAGATACTAGAAAAAAAAGTAACTATGTCTGAAGTTGCAAAAATATTAAACACATCTGTAGCTTCAGTATCTATGGCATACAATGCGTGGGTAGAAGACACAGAGACAGAGACTAAACAAAAAACTTGGGAAATACCACAAGTTGCAGAAAAAACATTAGAAGATTTTAAGGATTTTAGAGACAGATATTTTGAGACAGAACAAGGCATACCATACGAAACACCAGAGTTTCACATTAGATGGATTGAGTCAATACTAGAAGCTATAGACAAAGGTGAACAGCAAATGATATTGTCACCACCACGACATGGCAAAACAGATTTGCTTATACATTTTGTTATATGGTTAATATGTAAAACACCTAACATAAGAATTTTGTGGGTAGGTGGTAACGAAGATATTGCTAAAAACTCATGCAGTTCTGTTATTGACCAATTAGAAAACAATGAATTATTAATAGAAGAAATATGTGGACCAGGACCTAAATTTAAACCACAAAACAGAAGTGGTAAAGCGTGGTCATCTACAGAATTTACTGTAGGTACTAGAACAGTGACAGGTATTAAATCACCAACAATGGTAGGCATTGGTCGTGGTGGTAAGATACTGTCAAGAGACTGCGATATTATTATTGCTGATGACATTGAAGACCACAGTTCTACTATGCAACCAGCATCAAGAGAAAACACAAGAAACTGGTGGACTACAACATTGTCAAGTCGTAAAGAGGAACATACCGCTATGGTGGTTATTGGTTCTAGGCAACACTATGATGACTTGTATTCACATCTGTTAGAAAACGAATCTTGGAAAACTATTGTAGAAGAAGCACACGATACAGCTTGTACATTACCTGACTGGGATGAAACAGAACACAATGACTGTATGTTGTGGACAGGTAAAAGAACATACA